TTTTCTTAATATATAATGTATCGTGGTTAAAATGCCACCACTACTATACACTAATGTAGAATAATAATTGTTCGTGAAATCTACTTAAAGACAAGGTGATATAGTATATTATAATAACATGGTGTTTAGTGTTAGAGACGAAATGTTTAATAATGAAAACGATATTTGCTTTCGTGTTGTAAAAGTAAATCGTAGAAGTGTTAATCTTGAGATTTATCATTTTACTGACGAAAACGGCATAACGGAAGTTTCACATAAAAATTATATTCGTCTTCATGAAAATGCGGAATCTATATCTTTTAATTATAATGGCAACAGATATAGATTTAGTAGTAATGAATGTAGAAACTATTTATATTAATTGTTCTACAAAAGGACTTAAAGATAAGGTGATATAGTATATTATAAGGAGTATGGCTGACTTTAAAGCATTATCTAATTACGAAGTATATGACGATTATTACACACCTAAATGGGTGTGGGAAAAAATCATTCATTTAGTTCCTAAAGATAATGTTATATGGGAAGCATGTATGTTGAATGCCACTAATTCTAAATCCATGGATACATGGAGGGAATTAGGATATAATGTAGTAGGAGATACATCATGGAATCTACTCACATGTGAAGTTCCTGAATGTGACATGATTATTACTAATATTCCTTTCGAAACAAATATCAAAAAGAAAATCCTTAAGAGATTAATGGATATAGGAAAACCCTTTATTATTATCATGAACGTATGTAATACATTCGCTAACTACTTCCATGAAATTATGGATTTAGAACATACACAAGTTATCACTCCTAAAGGGAAACTTCATTTCTGTAGAGACGGTGGTGAAGTAAAGAAAAACACTTCATTCTATTCTTGCTTTGTATCATACAAAATGAACCTATCCCCTAAACAATTATGGGTTAATTAAATACATGTTCGTGTTTTGTTAATTTAGGAGGAGGTTTATACTTTGTTTCCATCTTTGCTACGAAATCATTCATTTCGTCTTTATCAACCTCACTCTTTAGATTGAATGGTTTTACTAACTTCTCTTTTGTTTTCTTCACTTTAAAAACTTTTTTGTTTTTATACATTTTATTATATATAGGTTATATATAATAAAATGAGTATAGTTTTTCTCAAATCCGATGACAAACAAGGAGGTAAAGGTATTAATGATCATAATCCTAATACTCCTTCAAGGTTTTCAAATTACTTAACACAACCAGTTCGATTGCCTCCTAATTCTCAAGTTGGTTATGTAAGTAGTCAATTTTCTTTAGGACAATTAGTTGATTTGAATTTACAGAAAAGTTTTTTAAATACAACAGAAGAAGGAACTGAAGTGTTTAACATGCCAGTTCAAATGGTTAATAACAGTAGTGGTATATATACAAGACCGATTTATACTGTTATAAGTAATCAAGTAATAAGTGCTAATGAATTTGGTATGGATGGGGACTATACAGCAAATAAATATCTTACTCTTAATGTTGAAGGTAATAATCATCAATCAACTGATAGTGGAATTACTCAAAACTATTTCGAATCATCAGACAAATCAACTCTTTTTATAGAACCTAAATTAGCAATTGATTCTTATAATTTTTATTTCAATAGTTTAGGAAGTAATCCTCAATTTCAACAAGCAGGATGGGATGCAGGAGTCGGTGCATCCGTTCCTGCTGGAATAAACTTTGGAACTAATCTTGATTCTAAATTTCATAGCGATATTCAATATGTTGCTCATGATATTAACACAAATCTAAGGACTAATTCTTGTTTTGGTTATGCTGTTGGTCTTGAAACTAATTTAATTAATGCTACCCCGAGAATTCAACGTCAAGGGGCAAATTTCTATAATACGGGATTTCTTGCTCAAGGTATTGAAGAAAACCCTGCTTATGACTGGACGCAACCAGCTGGAACTGTTGAAATACCTGATTTTGACACAAATTCATATTCATGTTTTTTTTCTACAGCAGCAATCAAAAAACAAGTTGGTAATTTTACACCTTCTACTGACGCACAACAGTCTAACACAGGAGGACATATAACTCCTGGTGGTTTTAATATAACAAGTGGAGGTTATGGTATTCAAGGATTCTCAAATACAGATTATACATTAGCATCTCAACATTATACACCAGCGGTTACAGACAGAGTAGCGTATTGTGGTATTGCTCCGTTTTTTGCTGGTGTTCAATCCATTCCTGCTGTTCAACAAATTGGCTATGATATTGCTAAAGATTCTGCTGGACTTCCTGAATCTTTAGCGAGAGATTTTGAAACACAAACACAATATTTCAATTTTGTTAATACTTTAAATGATTCTAATCAATCTAATGATACTAAAGGACAAGTAGCACATTATTTATTTGGTATGTATGGACGAGATACCGTTGTTGATGGACAACAAAATTTTGTTATTTCTTGTGATATACTAAATCCCAGTAATACTACAGAAGGAGACAGTTTTATAAATGCTGATTATGAAGTAATTGGAAGAGAATTAGATGTTTATAAACTTTCTAAAGGTATAAATACAGCAACCGACGATGGAACAGAATATACATTTGATTCAGGAGCGAATTATTCCATTAATGTTTATGATTCACCATTACCTCGTGTAGGTGCTGGATTATTCTTTAGGTATAGATGGGTCAATAAATATCAAATGAATATAGAATTTACTTTATCTGTAGATGGATACGCTGGAACATATGATAGTTCCACAGACGAACCTTATGAACCACCTGGATTTATTGCCCCTGCTCCTACAGTTCCTTCTACTCCAGTTCAAACGATTGAACTTGATGATACAACTACAGGCGGAACTACTAACATTACAAGTCAAACTACTTTTACTGATTCAGGAGGAAGTGGTGGGAATTATCAACCTAATGAAAGTTATACCCATGTATTTGTTGCTCCTTCAGGTTTAAATGCATCTTTTACTATAAATGATATTGAATTCGAACATTCTACATTCGCTTTATATGACAGAATGGGGGTTCAATCTTCACCTGATGGTGTTACATGGACAAATGTTTCTTTTGCTGGTTTTAATTCAAGTGCTAATGCTACTGCTCCATGGAGCCAGTCTTATGGTTCTCCTTCTACTCCTGGATGGATTTTTCCTAAAGATACAGCAACGTTAAGTTCTTTAGGTGGAAATCCCAGTCAAACTTTCGATGTAGGAGAAAGATATGTCAAATTTACATTTATTAGTGATAGCTCACAACAAGAACGAGGATGGAGTTTATCCATGAATGCTGTTGATCCTGGAACTACCCCTAACGCTAATGACCCGAGAGATAAATGGGTTACATTATCTACTATGACGTATAATGATGGAACAAGAACACAATCTTATTTTATCCCTTCTTATATGGGAGATATTGGTATGATATATTATCCTGTAGCAGGTGTTTCAGGAGATCAGGCATCTTTAAGAAGTCTTCAAAAGGGTTGGTTAGATGTAAGACAAACAAATAGATTTTTTAGAGATAATAATAACGGAGGAGGTAAGCAATATGCTCCTTTTACAACTGATAATCCCGCTTTTGATAGAGATAGTTTAGGACTTCTTAGATTAGACACTACAGATGAAGAATCTTATAAGGATAATGAATTTACAAGTATAAATTTTACTGAAAATGATTATGTAGGAAAAGTTAGTGTATTCTCTACTTCTACAGGAAGAGAAGGAACATTTGATTTAGGAACCATGTATTATTTAGGAATTCCTCTAATAACTCAAGAGAAAAGATTGTTAGACATGGTTGGCACTTCCATGTTTGATTTAGCAAATCCTAAAACGGAAGTTGGATTTGTTCTTGGTTATAATGATGTTTCAGAAAGCGTTTCTACTAAAGAAGTTACACAGACAGATTTAACATACGGTTTAGTGGGTCAAAATACAGTTCAACCTTCAAGTAGAAGTGCCACAAATCATTTTCAACTTACTAATCTTCCTATTAAATCTCAAAATGGTGTCGTTTCTTCTGTTTCAAAAACTATTTATGTAGCAAATACTTTATGTATTACTAAAACACAAGACGAAGGAAGTTATAGATTTTTCTGTGATAGAACTACATTTCCTATATGGATTGATTTGAATAATTTAGAAACTATAGAATTAAATAAAATTGATGTTCTTATTACAAATGATGAAAATATAGAACAGAAAAATCTTGAAAAATCAACTGAACTTGTCATTATGTTTAGACAAAAGGAAACAGGAATACTTCCTAATAGTATCTCTACAAATTCCATGTCTATGACAAGGACATATTAAGGCAAATGTAGTGTAGTGTATAGTTTATTTTTTTTAGTTAAATAATTTTAAAAAATATAACTAATGTATATATATAAAATGGATTTTGAGGCAGACGAAGTCACTAAATCAATTCCTTCAAGGAGTTCTTATGCTCCATCAGACAAACAGAAATCTTATAAAGCAGGAGATACATTACGTTTTCATATTCCCCCTTTTCAATCTTTCATAGACCCACGACAAACCACTCTTAACTTTAGAGTAAAAATTGATGGTCTTGCGGGTCTTCCACTTGTTCGATTTAGTAACAAATGTGGTCTTCATAGCATTATTGAAAACATACGAATCATGGATGCAAACACAAATACGGTTTTGGAATCTCTAATGAATTATGGTGAAATGGCACAGAAACTTCACATGTATAGTGAAAATCGTTCTATTAGAAATAAACGAGCATTAATAGAAGGTCTTGAATATACATCAAGAGATTTCGACAGCGAATTATATGATAATGAACCAGCAAGGAATTCTCATGAATCACAACTTTTCGATGTTCCATATCGTTATGATAAATCCACTAATGATTTTGGTTCTCCTATTCAGGTTACTGCTACATCTGATCCTAATACAGTTGAAGTATCCCTCCATTTATATTCAGGAGTTTTAGGTGCTTTATCAGATAAAGTATATCCTGCTATGATTACTGATGGATTACGTATCGAAATTGATACATGTGTTCCTCAAAAATGTCTTGAACTATGGACTGCTCAAGGTCTTGTTGCTGATGATGGAGGTGTTGTAACTTCTGAAATCGCTAAAGATAGTAAGCGTTTCTGTATCATTCAAGGTAGTGTTACAACTGCTAATCCCGTGACTTATGTTGATTTACATGTAGAAAAAAATCCTGGATTCGATCAAGATCCTGTTGCCACAAATACTCCTACTCAAGCAGCTTTGGACGCTGGAGCTTGTGCCATTAAAAATGGATTGAGTGGAGCAGTCAATCTTCTTGTAGGAAAACCCCTATATGGTTTTACAAATGCTAATCCTCCTGTATGGTCAAAATTAGGAGATATTACAGGTGTAGCATCTAATTATGCTACTGAAGACGCTGGAGGTGAAGTTTCGGTTCGTGTCTTTCTTGATAATGGTATTAATGGTGATGAAATTAATGGAGGAGCAGGAGCGGGAACAGGAAATATCGCAACACAAAATACATGTGGTTTAAGACAGGTTGATTGGGGTTCAGCACAACCTACGATTACTATTAGTGATTTACAGTTTATTGTAAAAACACTTCAACCTCCACAAAGTTATATCTCTTCTATGCTAAAGCAAATCGCTACAGAAGAAGGAGTTCAATATGATTATATGACTATGGATACATATAGAAATAATGTTCTTGCTGGAGAGAAAGTAGTTCAAATCAATATTCCTACTATAAATCACATGGCAACTTCTATTATGACTCTTCCTGTAGATAATTCATTATCACAGAGATACTATCATAAGAATCTTGATACTATTATTGACGATGCTGACAACTATAACTATCTTATTGATAATAAACTCGTTCCTACAAGGAGAGTTCGATTGAGTCAATTATCTCAAACTGTTCCTAAAACAGAACAAGTTGCTCTATTTGAAGCAGAAAAATCATTAACCAGTATAAAGATACATCCTAAGAATTTAGATTTTCAAGATGAAAATTTCTTTATAGGCAGAGGTTTAGGAAGATATGGTGGAGTATATAATCTTGCTGCTACCGGTAATGCATCCCTGCGTGTTGAATATACAAATCCATTAAAGAATAAATTGATGGTTTCATATATAGGAGGTATTCGCAGATTGACTATTAACAGAAATGGAAGATCTGTTTTACCATAAGGGAAATACTTTCCCTTCAACCCTTTGCCATAGATTTTATAAATCTAAATCTTTTTTATTTATTTTAAATAAAATATAATTTTACTATATAATATATAATGAGTTCAAGAAGAGAATTACTACAATTCGTTCCTGTAAATATCGGTGCTGATAATCTATTTAGTCCTGATAGAAATGGACTTCAACAAGTTGTTTTTCAAATTCCTAAACTTCCTCGTATCATGATGGGTAAAACTTTAAGAATTAATGGAACATTTACAGTAAAGGATGTTGATGGAAATTCTCCTGATTGTGGAGATAAATTTTTTCAAGAAGCCCCTAACGCAACTGACGTTTTTTATATTGATGGAAGAATCGGTGTATCTTCATGTATAGATAATCTCTCTATTCAAAATTTACAAGGTGCTACATATAGTAACGTAAAGAATTATAATCGTCTGTGTTCTTCACTTGTTCCTCTTAATCAATCTTTTATGAATTATATTAATGGTGTAGATGATGAATATGCTCCAGGAAAACAAATCACTCAAGCAAAACGATGCGACAAACCTTTTGATTTTAGTATTCCACTTTTAGATGGATTTATTCAAGGACAACCAGTTGATATGGATTTGGTTGAAGGTTTGGTTATTACACTTACTCTTGCTCCATCGAACTTTGTTGTTCAAGGTAATGGTTGGTTGAATCCTACTGCTGCTTCTCCTTTAGGAGCATTTTACGAATTAAGCGATATTGTGTTGTCTGTTGAAACCGAACTTCCTGATGCCTCCACTCAAGAAGCATTACAGAAAAATACATCAGGTTCTATGACTTACAGGACATATTCTTCATTCTATTCTGTTATTGTAAGCAATTCACAAAATCTTTCTTATCTATTCAATACAAGAGATACTACTGCTTTGATTGGAAACATGATTCCATCTTCATGGCTAAACAATTATGAATATTTTTCCAGTTCCACTCCTCAGTTGTTGTATCCTGGTGCTGGTGGTGACTTAAATAATAATATTCGTATTGACGATTTCACTTATCAAAGATCAGGTATTCGTCTTCCTTATGATTTTGAAATCGTAAGCAGAACAAGTCAAGATGAGGGAACTGCCGATAGTGTAAAGAATATGATTGAATTGAACTCTGTTCGTGATGTATGGGACTTATACAATTTCACTAAATCTCTAAAGACTGAATTAAGTAATCCACTTTCCGATACAAAACAAAATAAATTCGATAGGAACAGATATTCTATTGTTGAAGAAGATTTAGAAAATCAGTATAATATAGGAGTTGCTTACGATAAGTTTTCTAATGGTATTGATTTTAGAAATGAAACGTTTGCTCTTCGTATTAACTCCACATTACCCAGCGATGTAGCATTCCCTCCTCATTCTCTCTTTTTGTTTGTAGAACATGAAAATACTGTTCTATTTCAAAACGGACAAATTCAGGTTCTTAGTTAATTTTTTTTGTAATATAATTTTTATTAATTTATTTTTTTGTATAGTTATTCTATATAACAAAATGAGTTCTGACTTACCTGATGTATTAAAGGTTACTCCACTTAAACGTCCTGTCGATCAAGAATGTTCTACTGATATTTTACAACCTACTACCATTTCACAATCTTATTGTAGATTTGTTTTACCTAATGTTGGTATTCTTGATGCAAATTCTCAATTACATGTTTCTCAAATTGTTACAAACGCAACCGCTCCTGCTGTAGATTCAAATTCAGTATATCCCAGCACGGTTGGAGCTTGTGGATTGATTCGCCGTTGTTTTCTAACGATTGGAGGAGCAGAAATTTGTGATGTTCGAGATGTAAATCAATATATTAACTGGAAGCGTCATCACTATAGTAATGAATATAAACGAGGAACTGCTATGCCACATCAAGCAGGAAACGATGTATATATGGGAAGTGCTGGTTTTGTTGATGCTGTTTTAGGACCACAGCAAAAACGCTCTCGTGGATTTCTACCCCCATTTGGAACTATAGGAAAAGAAACATCAGAATTCGGTTTTGATACAACTTCAGGTGTAGGTTTTTCATCTCAATCAAATGATTTTATCAATAATACTGATAAAGCAAAAAGATTGATTCCTTACGAAGAAAAACGTGCTCCAGGAATGCTTATTGCTTTAGCACAACTTATTCCTCTTCTGATTGGAGTTCAATTGCCCTTGTTTGCTATAGAACAAGAAGTTAGTATCGTGATTGAATGGTCTCCTGATACATGGGGACATCGTTTTATGCCGAGTGCCAGGGATGCAGCAGGAACTCCAGTTGATAAATTACAACTTAAATCTACAATTGTAGAAAGTGAGGTTTTCTTGGTTATGGATACATTACTTTATCCCAGTCTTATGGAAGATATTAAAGAGCAGATTACGAGTAGAGGTGGTTATTCTATTGGATTTGATGATGTTATTACACAATCTAATTTTGTCCAGTATAAGGAAAATGCTGGAGAACAAACCCATGAATTTCAAATTCCTCTTGCATCAAGAAGAGTGAAACGATTGATAGTTCAAAAACAAATAGAACAGGATGATATTGTAGAATTTCTTACTGCTGGTTATTATAATAGTTTAGCACTTCGATTGGGAGAATCATACAACTTTAGAATCGATAATAATAATGTCTATTCTGTTCCACTAAAAAATACTTCATTACAAAGAAGCGAAGCAGATTTAGTAGAAGGCATACCTATGGTTTTGAATTCTAATATTTATTCATTTAAAAATTCTGCTGATCCTACAGGTAATATACCTGCTGGGTCAGAAAACGTAACTCAAAGACTTTCAAATGGTAAATCTATGAGAAATGATGAAGGAACACAACATTATATTGGATTGAAGATTGAAAACAGTTTCGGTCAAGGACATCTTATGGGTATTCATCCTGTCATTTATACAGAGAGATCCACTTTGACTGGATTTGACGGTGGAACTGGAGCAACTCCTAATAAAGAATCTACTCGAATTGTAAGATTTTTTGCTGTGTATCAAAAGATTATGAATATTAATAACGGAATCGTTGAAGTAATTGATTAATTATATCATTATACATTAATGGATTTGATTAAAGGAGATTGTTTAAAGGAATTAAAGAATATAGAAGAAAATAGTATAGATTGTTTTATTTGTGATTTGCCGTATGGAACTACAACATGTAAGTGGGACAAGAAAATAGATTTAGATATGTTGTGGAAAGAACTAAAACGAATTGCTAAAAATGATAATACCCCATATTTCTTCTTTTGTGATATGAGATTAGCTGTTGAACTGATAAATTCAAATCCTAAAATGTTTAGATATGATTTAGTAATTCAAAAAACACGCTGCGTGGGATTTCTAAACTCTTATAGAATGCCTATGAGGGAACATGAGTTATTACTGGTATTCTATAAAAAATGTCCTGTCTATAACAAAGACAAATATCATAAGAAAATAAAGAAATATAACTATGGAGGAAATTATGGAATATATGGGAAAATTACAAACAGAGATAAGACTGTTTATGATGTTCCATTACCTACTTCTATATTAAAAATGACTTGTAATAACAAAGCAAAACGATTTCATAAAACACAGAAGGAACAAGACATATTAGAATGGATTATAAAATACTACACAAATGAAGGGGATACTGTTTTAGATCCTACGTGTGGCAGCGGAAGCACAGGTGTAGCTTGTGTTTCTCTCAATAGAAAGTTTATAGGAATAGAATTGGATGATACGTATTATGAAGTTGCTGAAAAAAGATTATTATATAATGATATTGTAAATGCCTCCTAAAGATAAGAAAACTGGTTTGAATAAGAAATATGTTCCTAAGTCATTAACTCCTTCTCAAAGAGAGAAACAAGTTAAGAGTATAAGAGAGAAACGAGATAGACCTAAATTGAAAAGTGTTCCTTCAAGGAAATCATCATATACAGTTAAAGCAAAAAAATATTTTGGTGAAGGTAATACTTCGATTCCTGATATTGCTAAGAAATTAAAGATTTCAACTAAAGGATTAAATGAGATTAAAAAGAAAGGAATGGCAGCGTATTATTCTTCAGGTTCTCGTCCTAATACAACAGCAATACAGTGGGCTATGGCACGGGTATTTAGTGTTTTATTCGGTGGAAAAGCACGTCAAGTTGATAAAGACATAGTTAAGAAATACAACATTCCTAAATTATGATTCGTTTTAATTACATTAATTAATTATCTATCTTAATTATATAATAACATGTCAAGCAACTTCAAGGTTGAAAAAGACGCAGAAACCGGAAAATTCAAGGTGTATAACAAGAAGAAGCAATCATATTCCAGTCGAATGTTTGCCAGTAAAGAAAGTGCCACAAAAATGTGTTCTGTATATGATAATTTAGGAAAGAGGAAAGCAAAACCTCTCGTTTCTGAAGAAATGAAAAAACAAGCAAAAGAACATATCAATAAACCGAAGCCAGATAAACCACCAGTAGAAAAGAAACCTAAAGCAAAAAGGAATTATAAAACTAAAAATCAAGAAGTTACAGAATAATTTGTTTCTCTCTATATATTAAAATGAATAGATATATTTTACTCACTTTAATGTATTATGCTGTTAATGGTTTCAATATCTTGTCTCATTATATTCCATCTACTATTACAAAAGATTTTTACACGTGTCCTTCTATTAATGATAAATTGAGAGAAACAACAATCAACGTTATTGATGATATTAATAAATATAATACATTATTCATTTCTCTCAAAGAAGAAACTTCAAATCTATCTCCTCAAAATGGAATCAACGAAATATGTAATACAGACACACAAGAACATTATGGATTTACTAATTTGTTTGGAACTAACGAAACAGATATTCACATTTCAAATTCTTTACTATATAAAACAAATACATTATACAACGTTGTATATCACGAATTTCTACATGCTCTTGGCTTGAATCATACAGAAGAACAATCAGGATATATGAACTACAAAATACAAACAAATCGTTATGGAATTACCGAAGATAATAGGAAATTGTATCCTTCTTTAGATGATATTAAGGGATTGAGATACATTAAAAATAATTTGTTATGTCCTACTTAAAATACCACTTATGAATTGTATCAAGAAATTCCGTATCATAATAAGTTTTATTTTCTACAGCATCTTTAAAGTATGCTCTACGTTGTTTCTTTATGTTCCGTTTGTATCGTTTCTTATCTCTTTTACTATTTTTGGGAGGATATTTCAAAGTTACTTCTCCTTGTATATCTCGCTCTATTGCTGAAACAACATTCACATAATCATTAATATCAATATGGTTCATTATTAATATAATAGAGAGAAATAATATAATGGCAAAATATTCTAAAGCAGAATATTCGTTTAAGCGTTTTGAAAAGAGCAAACGAAAGGGCAAGAAATATGATGCGATATTACAAAATAAAAAAACTAAACGTGAGGTAAGAGTTCCTTTCGGTGCTATTGGATATGAACAATTTCGTGATTCTACTGGATTGGGTTTATATACTAAAGACAATCACATGGACAAGAACAGAAAAAGAAATTATAGATCAAGACACAGCAAGGAAATACCTTCATTTAAGAATTTCTATTCACCCGGATTCTTCGCGATGAAATATTTATGGACTTAGTTCGTTTATATGCTATATTTATTCTATAAAGGAAATATAAAAGATGGAGAACTGGAAATTATATCATAATTATTTGATTTCTGATTTAGGAAGAGTAATGAATGGCAAAACCGGAAGAATGCTCAAACTACATGACGATAGAAGAGGATATTTAAAATGCTTATTATATCATGACGGTAAAGCACATACATACAAAGTTCATTATCTTGTAATGCTTTGTTTTATTGGTGAAAGACCTGTTGATACATTAACAAATGAACCACTACAAATAGATCATATTGATCGAAATAGATATAATAATCATTTATGTAATCTTCGGTTTGTAACGAGAAAGGAAAATTGTAGAAATAAGAACAACTATCATGCTGATATTACAGAACAAGACCCTAAAAAACGCAAGAAATTAATTGCTCTTAAGAAGAAAAATCTTCTCTCTAAAATACAAAATGAATTACACGAATGATACACATGATTGTCCATCTATTGAAGAAAGTTGTATTGAATATATAGTAAGTTTAGCAACTATCAGTTCTCTCTTTATTGTATCAGAAATACTACCATTCTTAAGAGGACAGAATAACGGAATAGCTGATTGTCTTGTAAAATGCTTTGAAGGATCAGAATGCATCTTATCTAAATTAATAGATTGTCTAAAGAAAGATAAAGATAGTTCAGGAGAGGTTGAGGTTAATTCTTCATTAACATCTAATCAAGAGCAAAAGATTGATAATAATATCAACATCAATATTAATGAAAAGAGAGAAACAGAATAGCGGAATACAATAAATTTAATATTATCTTTTTTATAATGTAATTATATAAATAATGCTGGGAATAGGTGATTATGCTAACACATCACGATTAATGAATGACAATATTCGCGCTTTCAAAGGACTTTCTTCTCAGGTTGCTACTGAAAATATTAAAATTGCCGAACAAGCAAGACAAGCAGCAGACCTGGATGATCTAAGAAACATAGGTCAGGAATTCGCTATAAAAGGTGGAAAAGACCTATTAGAAAAATATGGCACCCGCATGTATAAAGGTAAAGTGCCATTTAACGAATTTAGTATTCAAGATTTAGATAAAGCCGCAGGAAACGTAGTGGCAGATGGACTTGACCGATTTGTTAATTTAGGTTCTAATGTGCCCCCTCCATTATCGAATGGAGAAACCGCAACTGCGAGAAATTTTACAAATAGATTGAATTTCGGTTCTGATGATATATTCGAAGAACATGGAGAATTTGGTGATTTAGGACAGATTGATACATTACAGGAAAGTGCTACATTTAACGATGTAATAAATGAAAACAGAAGCAGAATTACAAGCGTAGATAAATTGGTGGAATCTCCACAAAGAGAAATGCCCATGAAAACCGCAGAATTGTCAAATGTAGAAATGGCAGAATTAGGACAACCTGCTGAAGCATTAGGAGAAGAATTGGGAGAATCAGCAGGACAAGCAGTTACCGATGTAGCAGGGGAAATAGGTGGAGAAGCATTAGGAGAAACCGTAGCACAAGGAGTAGGTGTTGCTCTTGATTCAACTGGAATTCTTGCTCCATTAGGAGGTTTAATTTCTCTTGGAGCAGATATATTTGCTCTATTTGAAGCAGGAAAAAGTGCTGTAGATGTAGTTCAAAGAGATGTCACAAAAACTAAACCACAACCTACTGGACCTCAAATAGACATGCCTACACAGCCTCTTACCTTAGCACAAAAGGGATATGGTGTGACCCCTTCATTAGATACATTTGACGTTCAACACAATACAGTATCTTCACGATGGTAATACAATATTCTTTAAATATATAGCATGGAAACATAATATATATTTAAAGTAAAAGAACTTAAATATAGTATGTTATTATATATATCCAGGAATGACTATTCAAATTAAGGCAATTCAAGGTTTATATGCGAACGCGAACGATAAGACCCTGATAAGGGTAATAAGTAAATTTGATTTAACTAAATCTAACAACTGGTTTGAATTTACAGAATCAAATAAACCTACACATCCTTTTCTTGATATAGACAATCATAATGATTATAAAGGGACTTCATTAGAAATGAATGAAACCGAATTTAATCAATTAGTTCTACGTATCGAAAAAAATATTATCAATAAGTTTCCTGAATTACCACTTCTAAACGCTTCAAAGTATAATTCAGAAAAATACAAAGCTAATGGTGATTTCGATAAGAATGAACATAAAATATCATTTAGATTAACTGACCATACGAAGTTATGTAATGATATGAAAACATGTAAAGATTATTGTCTAAATGTGTTTTCTAATGAATTGAAAGAATGTTTAGGAAACGATGCACAATATATTGATGTTGATCCTTCTGTATATAGAAACGGTAAAGGTAAAATGTCTTGTATTAATTCTTACAAGTATCCACAAGAAAAGGATAGAACAAGAAAACTGGTTAATGGTGAATTAGAACATACATTCATTCAAGCGACACATGGAGATGAAGAAAAAGTTGAATTTTCTAAACCTACTATTATTCCTGAAAAAAAGCAAAAGAAGGAAAACAAAGTAGCGTCGAAAGGGGACAAGACCCCTCCATTAGACGATAAAATTGTAAATCGTTTCTATGATTATGCTTTTCTTATTGATAAGAATGAATTAGGAGATAGAGAGAAATGGTTAAAATTTACATTACTCCATATTAATATATTAGGTATTAATGACTGGGATAATTATAATAATTTCTTGAAAGATACAACAGGATATAATGAATATGAAAATAAAATGAAATATGAAGAACTACATAACAACAAAGATAAAACAGAACAAAAATTAGGATGGAAATATTTATATCAACTTGCTTATGATAATAACAAAGAGGAAAAATTGAAATTAGATATTCATTATAGAGAACCGTTTAATGTATTCACCATGTTGAAAAAGAAACCGAAGGCAGAAGATAATGATATACAAAAACAGATTGATGAATTAGAAGATAATGAGGATTTGAAGACATCAGTTAAGAAAAGAAAAATCAAAGAGTTAGAGAAACAATTGAAAGAGCATAACAAGAAACAAGCAGAGGAAAAATACAAAGCGATGAAATCTTATTTTGAATTATATCATTTTAAAATCAATTTTCCATTCAATTATGCTACTACAGTCAATACAGATGAAGTAGTAATGAGATATAATAAGAATAGTTTTCGTGACTATTGCGATAATATAGAAATAAATGAAGGAGAACCCTTCACAGCAAAATGGTTTAAAGATCCTAAAATCAAAACGTATGATACTATGGATTTTATTCCATACGGAGTGAAATGTCCTGATAATGTATTCAATATGTTCTCGGGATTAGAAATTGAAAAGGTAAGATCGAAAGATACACATTCATTCAATTATATATTAGAAACAATAAAATTAAATGCTGGTGATAATGATGACATGTATAATTACCTTGTTAATTATCTTGCTCATTTAGTTCAAAAACCAGGTATTTTGCCACAGGTTAGTATTGTTGTTGTAGGAGAACAAGGAACAGGTAAAAGTTCTTTATGGGAAAATTTAGGAGATAAATTATTAGGAAAAAGATATTCATTACAATCCAGTAATGCTGACGATATAATAGGTAAATTCAATATCAATAAGAATAAATTATTAGTTGTAATGGAAGAAACAGAGGCAAAAAATACATTTGAATCTTGTAGTCAAATTAAAACGTTGATTACACAACCTACGAAATATTTTGAAAACAAAGGAAAAGATAAATTTAATGTAAGAAATTGTGGAAGATACATATTCATTTCTAATAGTCAAACTCCTGTGAAAATTGAACAATCCGATAGACGATTTGTTGTAACGGAATGTTCTAATAGACACATACAAGATCGGATTTTCTTTAATAAAGTGAATGAAGAATGGAATGACCCTTTAGCAGTTAGAGGATTTTACGATTTTCTAATGAAACAAGATATATCGAATTATGATCCGGTTCATGATAGAGTTATAAGTGAAGTATATGAAGACATGAAAAGCGTAAGCATTCCTACAATTGCCAGGTGGTTAGAACATAAATATTATACATATAATAATCAACTTGAAAGTGAAAACCCTACATGGGCAAGTTTATTGAAAACAAGAAAAGCTACAGAGTTATTCAAATCGTATAAGAAATGGATGGAAAAATCAGGATACAAAACAGATGGAATTAATCCCACAAGGTTCGGTAGAGATATAAAACGATACAAAGGTATTGAAGTTACAAGAACAAATAAAGGTGTTATTTATGATTTATGCTATGAATCAATATTGAAAGGATTAATAGAACGAGGATATACAAAAGAAATAGAGAAAACGATTGCGGATGAGATTGAGAAGGAAGAAGATTATTACTCAGATTAGGTGATATAGTATAAAATGTAGTGATGTGTTCAGTTTTTCGACACATTTTACTCTTATATATATAAATTTTTTTTTATTTTATAAATATAAATTTTACATTTTATACCCTACAACTATACACAACTATACACTAAATATTATAATAATATATATATAATAGTATATAAGAGGATATATGGTAAGGTAGAACCGATGTAATTTTATAAAAATGGAATCAAGTAGAATACTAAACCCTACACTAATATACTATAACACCTGAAAACCCATCACCACTATATACCATTATAATATAATATATATTGTAAAACAACTTAAACATATATATATACTATATATAACTATGGAGAAGAAAGTTCCTTTAACTGATAGTCAGAAATCTAAGTTATATAGGCAACGAAATCCTGAAAGATGGAAACATACTATTAAATCATATCATAAGAAGAAATGGACATGTGAATGTGGCTCTGTTGTATGTAATAAAGTAAGACCTCAACATTTACGATCAACTAAACATAAGGAACGTATGGAGTTAATCAACAAATATAAGAGTATTGATTTATCTTCAAGCGAAACAGAATCTACTGAAACAAGCGAAACAAGTGATTAATACCTACTATATACATGTAATTGATACTATAATATTGTTTATTTTAATAATATTATAATCTCAAATACTTTTATAAAAGAGATGGAATGTTTTAAGGATGACAAGACTGCGAACCTGTTTTTAGAGATTAACCCGAATATAGATGAAATCGCTAAGGAACAAGAAGAGATGAATGAAGAAGCAACATTAGACCATAAACAGAGTGTAGCTAAACAAGAGAAATACGATCATGAAGACGTATTTGAAGATGCTAAACAAGAGAAACGAAAATCTAAATCAAAACGGAAATCCAAGCAGCCGCCTGTGCCGTCCAAGCAAGAACATAAGAACCAAGAGCAAGACCCTTCACCACCGGAAGAATCGGTAAGTTTAGAAAACGAGATAATACAACCGAAGAAAGAAGAAGTATCATTACCTATGACATACAGAGAGAAAAAGAAATTAGAAAGACAGAAATTAAAAGAAGAAGAAAAGGAACGCAAACGAATTGAGAAAGAGAAACATAGAGAAATCATGAAAGAGAAGAATAGACAAAAAGCGAGAGAACGATATTATAAGATTAAAGCAGAGAAGGATGCAAAGAAGGAACAGGATCAGAAAGAAATACCGAAACAGATTGTAGAGGAAAGTAAGAAAAATTTGAATTCATTTCAAAAGCGAGATTTGAATACTAAATTGAATTCTAATAATGATATGGATTTTGTAACATTCACTAATTACATGTTAAAGTATGAAGAGTTGAAATCTAAATTTAACAAACAGAAGAAAGAAGAAGAAGAAGAGAAGAAACAAAGAGAGAAACCGAAATCTCCTTTTCCTGATAATTATCCAGTTCATCTTCTTTATGGAAATAGAAAAAATAGAAGAAATAAAATCTTCTAATTATATAACAATATGGATTTAGAAATCAAACCGGTCAAGGCAATAGATATTACTGATAATGATAATTTTCATCCTAACTTGCCAAAAATAGGACGCAACAACGGTTCATTAATTATTATTGTAGCACCTACAAGCACAGGTAAAACAACATTAATTAACAATCTTGTATATAATAAAAACATGTGGGGTCGAACAAAGGAAAAACCTAATGGAGCATTCGATTCTGTTATGGTATGGTCACCTTCAATTTATTTAGATGATACAAGTAGATTTATGTTGAATGATTTTGTATGTAGCGATACATTTAAAGATCAAGATTTAGAAACACTCAAAGAAAATCAATTACTATTACCGAAAGAAGAACGAGGTAAATTATTGTTGATTATTGATGATTCTGTGGGACTGGATGTATTGAAAATGAAGTCATCATTAACATACTGGGCAACCCGCCATCGCCACCTTAATGCATCCATTATTTTATCAGTTCAAAATTATAGAGCATGTAATTCAATTATTCGAAATAATGCTAAATGTGTTATTGTGATGTATGGAGTGTATAATATGAAAGAGCTTGAAAAGCTAAATGATGAGCTGGGTGATGTATATAAGGGAACGTTATTGTATTGTTATAAGAAATATTGTAATAAGAAATTTCAATTTCTTACATTATATCCACGTGAAATGCCTGTGAGAATGTTATTGAATTTCTCTCAAGAAATAGACTGGAAGAAAGATGTTAAAAACGCAAGAAATTTTAAGATAGAAGATTATGACTCGGATGAAGATTAAATAAAATAATCTCTTAACATTATATAACATGGAAACAAAATTATTGTATGTTAATAAAGGTTCTGCTTATGTAAGAAATAATGATACAGGTGACTTCATAAGCGAAGTTCAATCAACAATATGTAAAGCAGGAGATTTAGTAAGTATAGAAGGAGTGGCAATATCAACGAAAGGAACTGGTGCTGACACAATAGAAATTCCTTCTGTATTAAAAGATTATAGATATAAAACGAATGAATTGAAAATTGAATTTATGACATATATTCATGATAATTTCCAGTATGCTGTAAGATTGCCTTTAAAGAATGGAAATATATATGTAAATCAAAATAACGTGAATTATGGGGACAGCACACCTGATAATATTAGAGTAAATAATAATAATGATTATTCACCTAAAAATGAGAATTGGGTAAATACCTATGCTGGTTATAGATATTATATAGGAAGTTTTAATTATGATGGAAATGATATACGATTTCCTATTCCTACAGTAGCAAACGATCAATATAATTCCTTAGGTAAATTAGGATTTCAATTTCTAACAACAGAAGTTCCTATAAAGGTAGATATAGGATATAATACACCTGAAAATATAACAAGTAAAGTAACAAGTGATTTACATAGTTCCATGTTTGTTCCTAATAGAGTTAATTCTGAAACAATACCATTAAATTATTATCAACCGAATTATATAAATGCCACTACATTTGTGAATAATCTTCAAGCAACGTGCGTGAGTGAAAATAGTAGCGTAATAACGATTGATGGAGTTCCTAAGAATTATTTTTCAACACCTACAGAATGGTATTCTTTGTATCAGAATTTTATAGCAGTTCAAAATCCATTCTATTGGTATTGGGGTTCAAGATTGAAATCATATCCTTCTGTAGGAGTTGGGAAACAAAATGGATACATGAATGTTACATATCCTACGAACAATTTAACACAAGCCGATATTGTAACTATAAATGAATTAAGAGGGACAGGAACGCGAACATTTTTCAACGAAGGAGATGTAATAGCAACAAATCTAATGTATGATTCTATAACAATACCTCGAATTCAGCAGTTTATTCATTCATTAAAGATATATAATGATCGTAGTGGGAAAACGAGAGAAGAAATGAAACAAGATAAATCTAATTTTACAAGTAGATTTTTATTTGGAATGTTTAATGATGCAGACGCAAATCCATACGCTAATGTGGCAGCCTTACCGGATAAAATGGGAACAGGGGTAAATTCAGTATGTAATTATTGGACACAAATGAAAACATTTTATAATGAAGAATTGTTAAGAGTAGCATCTCTCCCTGTATCTCAACCTGAAATAGAAATAGTAGATGGTCCATTAAACTTGTATAATGGAACTATTCTTGAAAACAATCAAGCAGTATGTAAATATTATGACATTAATATTGTTAGAATAAGAGCAACTGGAAATAGTGGTGATACGGTAGGGTTTGTATCTCTTGAAGTTCCTGTTATGTTAGGAAGCACAATAAATAATCCTGTTGTCCCAGGTTCATTTTGTTTATTCGATTCTTCATTTACAAGAGAAGAAAGTCAAGCATTATTAGTAGCAACAACAGATTTAAAAGCAGGAGGAAATAAACATACTCTTGCTGATATTGTAAGAGGATTTAATATAGGATCACCGAATATCAATTTAACGTTTAGTGGAGATAGGAGTAGATTTGGATGGAGTAATATGTATTGGAGTAATTATGTAGGAAATGAATTAAGTTCTACGACTGCTGTTCCTGATGCGGACGATGAGGTAATATCATGTAATAGATTGAATACAGGATTATATAGACCTACTAATAGTGAAGTGGTTTATACTCAATTTGCTCAATCAGGTTTAGCATTTTGGAATTTTTATGTTAAAGATGGGCAGAATAATTGGTTAATAATTGATAAAGATAATGAGAAAGATATAAAAGAAAAATTCACAAATGGAAATTTTCTCTCAAGATTAGGTTTTGACTTCTATGATTTATTTGATTCTTATGGAGTGTCTGTTGCCTTCTATCAAGAAAGGTCATCCTTCAATAATAATCAAATCGAATTTCCACAGATATTTCCATATCCATTAACAAACAATCCTGAGGTAGATACAGCATTCAATATATCTATTAATGCGAATGATGCTTCTTTACCTACATTTAATTTATCATTAGAGAGAAACGTATTAGGGATAAATGTAGCAGTTCAAAGTTCATTAATACTTGCTCGAAATAAACCTGAAAAACTGGCAACTCCATTTTGGTTGATTGAAAGTGATATAATTCCAGGAGTAAAATATAATGTAGATGGAAACACAAGAAATATTTTAGGAGTGGTAAATAGGGCATATGGAAGTGGGGATTTTGTATTTAGCTTTGCGAGTGATTATAAATTTATAGTAACGAAAGGGTTTGTAGTTTCGCATATAAAAACGAACATACTAACATCTGATCTACTACCTGCTTTAGTGGATGACAATACAACCATAATATACAAAATAGAAAGTCCTATATTACCTAATTTTGTTTCTGAAGAGGAAGCACGAGAGATTGAAGAAGAGATGCTGGAGAAGAAGAAGGGGTAATGGGAAGTTCCACCTCATTACCAGCAATATCAAGAGGAGGAATAATCATAGATTTTTTCATCGTTTCTCTCTTTTTATCTTTACAGAAAAGATGATCGTAATGTCTTTCAGACTTATCCCTTAACAACATCCAGCATTTCCTATGTATCTTCTTATCTCCTTGTTTATAGTTTCGTAATGTTTTGCCGCATTCTACACAATATTCTTTTCTTTTCATATTATATAATGGGTAGAAAAAAAAAATACGAGCATTTAACGGATGAGGAACTAAAGAAAGAGAGAAAGAGATACATGAAAAATTATTACAGAAAAAAGAAACACAATATAGATAAGGATGGGAATTACGTTGTTCCTGAACCGAAACCACCTAAGGTCTGTCCATTAAAAATAACAAGAGGGGAATTCGTTGTAAGATTCGACTAAAAATATAATATCAATATACTAAAATGGACAATATCTTATTCAAGGAATCAAATGATCGATACACATTATTTCCTATAAAAGATAGTTATATATGGGATATGTATAAGAAATCCGTTTCTCTCTTTTGGACGGTTGAAGAGATAAATTTAGCACATGATACAAAGGATTGGAAATCATTAAGCGATAATGAAAGATATTTCATAAAGATGGTTCTATCTTTTTTTGCATCCAGCGATGGAGTTGTAAATGAAAATATTGTAAATCGTTTTAGTAATGAAGTTCAATTGAGTGAAGCAAGAGCAGTCTATTCCATACAGAATTTTATAGAAACGATACATAGTGAAACATATTCTTTATTATTACAATCATACATTACAGATAAAAAAGAGAGAAACGAATGTTTTAAAGCAATAGAAACATTTCCATGTATTAAAAAGAAGTTTTCGTGGGGACAAAAATGGATAAGATCAGAAGAATCATTTAGTAAAAGATTAGTGGCATTTGCCATAGTAGAAGGTCTATTTTTTTCAGGTTCTTTTTGTGCTATATACTGGTTGAAAAAACGTGGCTTGATGCAGGGATTAACATTTGCGAATGAATTGATTTCAAGAGATGAGGGATTACATACCGATTTTGCCGTGTATCTATATAATAGGTATTGTGATAGGATAGAACAAGATATAATACATGAAATCATGAATGAAGCAGTAGAAATAGAAATTGAATTTATAACAGAATCTTTGCCAGTTCGATTGATAGGAATGAACTCAATATTAATGACACAATATATAAAATTCGTAGCGGATAGATTATTGACACAGTTGAAATATGATAAATTATATAATACTCAAAATCCATTCAGTTTCATGGAGATGATGTCAGTCGAAGGAAAGACTAATTTTTTCGAGAAGCGTGTAAGCGATTACAGTTTAGCATGTGGAGGGGATAGAGAAAAAGCATTTGAATTTGCTGGAAATTTTTGAATAATAATAATATACCATATAATAGTATATGATTATTAGTAATTGGAAAAAAAATGTGTCAGGTAATTGGAGAGGATTTATAGTTTATACAAGTGATGATGAAGAAGAAGAGCCTACTACAGAAATACACGATCATGTTTCATGGACAGAGTGGATAGCGTCATGGTTCAAGTAGTTCCTTTATTATATACAGATTGTTGAGTATCAACTGAATGTGCCATAGCCTCTGCATCCATTTTCATTTCTTCTTTCATATCTCCATATTTATGGGATACATACATGTTTCTTAACATGTTAGTTGATATTTTCTTACCGAAAATATTATTTAATGTTCTTGTAATATCATTAATGGTATTGAATTGTTTGCCACTAAATTTCACCAGTAAGAAATTATTATCATTTGCTTTTCTATGAGGAAGAAACATTTTTATATCTTTAAGAAGTGATTTGTTTTTATTTATATTAATTTCTTGTGTGCCATGTGTTTTACTTGTTTTATAATTATGAAATACAAGAACATTCTTACTGGTAAGATAATTAAAATTCTTATCGCTTGTATCGTCTTGATATTTCATAAGAGCATAGTCGGATGCACGACGAGGAGGTAGATTGACAAAGAAAGATAATAACATGTTTTTCAATAGTGTATTATATTGTGTAACAGAAACTTTATCTTTTGTGGATATTTCATTCGATTGTTTGAATAGGTCTTGTTTGACTTGATTGATTTGTTCTTGAGAAATCCAGTTCTCTTTTTGTTTATCTGTTGTCTTATTTTCTTTAATGATTTTCATATCATCATCAGAAATGAAGCTATTATAAACGTTCTTGAGTTTATTGTTTGTCTTTGTATCTTTCAAAGATAGGACAGACAATATAGTTCCAGCATAAGACTTCTGTGTTGATGGAGATAATTTTTCTTTTAATGAAGATATAATCTTTTCTGTATCTTTAAGAAAGGTTAAACTCCTGAATGGTTTATTATCATTAATAATGTATAATCTCTTGACATACATAGAAATGGTATTCTGTGATAAACCCTTATTCTCTAATTGAAAAATCATGTCTTTCATGAACTTGCTCATTTTGATAGAACTCATTCTCCTTATATATATACTATATATTTTATCTTTAAGTAGATTTTTATAATAATATATTTCTACAATATATATAATGTTTTTATGATATATAGTATATAAAGAGAATTCAAATACTAATTATAATGGAAGAATTGACTGAAGCACAAAAGATTGATAGGTATATCGAACAATCCCCGAGTAGATGGTATATAGAGCATCATCTTGAGTGTTGTGGAGGTTCAAAAGAACGAGCAATACGTAGAGGTATGGAAGAGCATATTGAGGACATGGAGAATAAATATTATTGTGAATTACAGGAGATAGAAGGAGTTGAAAATGATCATGAATGGGCATTTGATATAATACAGAAGAAAAATGAAACAATAGCACTTTATACTGATTTGTTTAGATGTCATGATGAAGATAAGAAAATGAAGTATGTTATTAATATAATGAAAATGAAGACAGAGATAATTAAGATATATGATAAGTTGTTGATATTAGAAAAAGATAGACAGAGAGAAAAACCTTCGTCACCTGTAAGTGTATAGTAATGGTGGGATTGTGCATCGCGATACATTATACATTAAGAAAATATATATTATTATTATTATTTATTTTTTTATATAAAACCCTACACTACACTACACTATACACTATAATATTCATATAGATTTCTTCTCATGAAGTCTTTCATGGCATTTTTTCTCTGTGTTTCATTACATTCACTTGTTAAATACCTGTTATAATGTGTTACGTTATTAATACTATCGTGAGCAATTTCACACATACGATAAGCATATTCTTGAATTAAATGATGTTTCTTCATTCTCATCATTTCCTTATTGTTTATCTTATCATTATAACCCCAACATAAATGTTTTTCCATATAATATTCAACAATCTGTTTTTTTGTTTTAATATTTTTCTCTTTCATAATCTTTTCAAATTTAGATTCATAGAAAGCATATTGTTTAATACGCTTTACTGGGTTAAATACATACTGAGTAATCTCATCGTTTTTAAATGAACTAATTCTATTATTATATAATTCTTTAGGTGTTTCACCGTTAGATGTTATTTTATTTAATTGATTGATTACACCATTAGTGAATTTCTTTTTCCAGTCGGATGCAGTCCCTACTGTGAAATCCATAATTAATTCTATTACATCATTAAATAATGGAGTTTCATGTTCGAGGACATTTTCAGCATTATTCAACTCCTTAACATATTCAACTTTCATATTAGAAGGTTGGAATAGAATTTCTTCTTCTACAACTGGTTCGTATGAGATAGTAGTAACCATGTTATTATAATATACTATATCACCTTGTCTTTAAGTAGATTTCACGAACAATTATTATTCTACATTAGTGTATAGTAGTGGTGGCATTTTAACCACGATACATTATATATTAAGAAAA